CAAAAAGAGTAGTAATCTTTTCGTCCATTGATTCCAGTTTGACTTCAAGCAGGCGATACCGCTCAGCACACAATTCCACATGTGCTTCAAGACTTTTCTTTTCAATATCAGTTGTATCGGCCATTATTTCTCCCGGTCATTTATTTATGGTTTCGAACCACAAGTTTTGATTGGGTCCAGCAATGATTAAACTGGGCTCTAACTGGCCTGTTTCGTTTAGATTGGTTATCATTGGTATACCAGCACATTCATTTAGAAGCCCAGTCAAGTTATCAATTTCGGCTGTGGTTGAATACACCCCAGCAGCTTCTACTTCAAATTCGAACACCCATTGATTGTCACGCACTTTAGGTAACTGCACAACATCAGGTTGTGCTCGCAAGCTGATCATTTGTTGCAGGGTTTCCCAGTTGCGTTGTTGGTTCCTGGCACGATTCCAGTCTTCAATATTGCGTATGACTTGACCCACACGATCTTCAAAGGGTATTTGACTTGATCTGAAATGCCCAGTAATACCAGTGGGGCTGCAATCAAACAGTGTTCGGCCTTGTATCTTCATTCTGTGAGTATTTAACGCCAAACAAAAACCCCGGAGTTTTTAGTTCCGGGGTTGTGTTTTTGCACTTTACCTAAAATTAGGTCGATAGTTTGAAACCAACGCTGGTGCAGGTATCCAACTGAAACCCTGTGTAGGTAATGTTGGCAGCAGTCAAGAAAGAGGCAGCAGAAGTGTTTGTGCTGGCGTTAGCAAAAGCTCCTGTTGGATATGTAGCAAAGCTGAGGACGGTGCCGTCAACTTGATAGATTGCTACGGTAGCTGTTTGTTGAATAGCGTTGATAACGTTAGCAACATACTCTTGTACGCCTTGTTGGCCAACAACAGTAGTGTTAGCAACACAGCGGAAGAAGTCCAGTTTAGGACCAGCTGGGTTTACAGGGGTAGCAGCGGTGCTAGCACTGGGGGCAACTGGGCCGTTTTGAACGTCTAGTGCGAATACTGGTTGAGCATCGCCATTTACGGGTGCGAAATATGCCATGATAAAAATCCTTTAAAGTTAATGGTCTCGGTGGACCTGCTTTTATTTAGTCTTTTGGCAAAAATTACGCCTGTTGAGGATTGTTTCGTGCGGCATTTCTAGCGGTAAAATCAAAGCGATTTACTGCTTTGCCATAGCCTGCAGGCGTGGCCATTACCCAGCCTTCATGTCCGGGATCTTTCAAATCCAAGTTACGCAGGATGTCTAGCTTTAGATCGTGTAGCAGAATAAACAGGGTAAATGCAGCGGCCAGGCCTTCTGTGTTTGATGCAGGACTCTTTAGATATTCCACAATATTACCAAATTTCTTTGGAGTAACTTTGGTTTGTAGCCAATCACCAAACCCTGCTAATAGATTATCAAAGTTACCGTTGGGTTGTTTGATTCTAAAATTGATGTAGTCCACGCACAGTTTGGCCAAGTCTGTAATCTGCATGGCTCGCAGTTCAGCAGGATTGAACAAGGTATCAATGGCAGAACCTTTGCTATTGCGTATTTGTTTGATTTGCTTGATCAGTGCGGCCTGTCCTTTGGCCTGTGCAGGGTCTTGAGGCGCAATACCTTTGCCGTAAATGGGTTCAATCAACAGCAATCCAGGTACTTCATTAAATGACACTCTGCTGAGTGGCTGCTTGGGCTCGCCTTGATCAGCATACATGGTGTGCATAGCAATGCCAGTGGCGCTGTTGCGAATTCGTTGACCTAGGACACTCTTGGCAGGTATGCGATACTGCACTGTGTTGGGCTTGAACACAAGGTTACCGGCCTGTTCTTCCCAGGGATGTTGTGGATCGTACAACAAATCGCCTTGAACATAGCCACGGAAATTTGTGGGTGTGGCAGCTTCTAATTGTGGCCAAAGATCAGCGTACAGTTGAACCAATTCGCCACGTTCTCCTTTTCGTGTGCCTTGAATCTGTGCCATCATTTTAGGGCTAGTAGCAAGTCCGTCGTAACCTTTGGCTTCAAAACCCGAACCATCTGTGAGCACAAACTCTCCAGTGTCAGGCTTGCGGCCAAATATCACAGCAGGCTTGCCATCCCACTTTACAGTAGTGGTCTTTTGTGGTGCTTCAGTGGCATGTTGAATGATAGACAATGCTTCGTCCACACCACGTGAGCCTTTGCGAAATATTAAATCTTCTAGATGTTCAATGCCCTTGGCTCGGCCGCCCACATTGCCTTCTTCTGCTTCGTAGATTTGATATGGGTTTGTTTTTTCTGTTTCGATCAAAGGTTGCATGCCTTGATTCACAATTCTATCACGCAGCTTGGCCAGGAAATGAACATCACTATTTTCTCGCACCAGGTCTGGTTCTTGCAGGCCTTCTTTGCTTAGGTATTCGCGAAAGTCTTTTAGTTTGGCGTCACGGTCTCGGTCCCGTGCTAGAGCAGCGTAAATGCTTTCCACGTTCTTGAGATTTTCTCTAGTGGCTGCTTTACCTAACAGTGTTTTGGCCACATAGTCAGGATCCATACCACCATCTACCAGCTGATTTGTGGTACGACTGAACATGCCGTTGGCACCCACTTTAAGTCCCTGTTGTTTGGCAATTGAACTCATTAACACATTACGGTTCATGCCCTTGTAAGCAGAATCTTCAGAACCACCATAGTAGAACTGTCCCCAGTCCAAGTTTGGAAAGAACATGAAGTCTGTTTGCACATATCCGTTTTGAGGATTGCCATTGATGGGTGTGCGCAGGTGTACTTCTCCAGCTTTCTTTACCCAGGCTTTGGGATCTTGTCCGTGGCTCACTGCCCATTGTGTGAGTTTTGCTGCCAGTTGTTCTTTGGATATTTCACTGGCATCAACTGCCATGTCCATGTCGCCCGATGTGGGTTTGCGGCCAGTTGAACCCAACCAACGTTCACGTGGGAATTCTAATCCTGTAAGTGTTTCCAACCATTGCACTGTGGCTGGCACATCGCTTTGATTGATACGTCCAGTTAAAGGATTACCGTCAGCGTCTTTGAATACGTTACCACCTTCTAAAAGTCTCATTGTGTTTGTCCTTGTTTCATGCGACGATATAATTGTCTGCTGGGATCAAAGTTCTTGCTCCAGGTCAAAGATTCTGCCATAGCTGGTTCTAGTGCCTGGGGTTTTGCTACGTTGGTCCGGCGCATGCCCATTGGCTTTGGAGTGACTGGGATTGGTGTTGTAACAGCTGGTGGCGCCACACCAGGCGTTACTTGGGGTTTTGTTACTTTGGTCCGGCGCATGCCCATTGGCTTTGGAGTTGTAGCAGGTGAGGTTGTTGTTAAGAGTGGAGTGCCGCCAGTTTGAGCAATAGCACTTTGAGCTGCTGTCGCAGTATCATCTAAATATTTTTGGTCAATTGGCTGGCCCAGTTTTTTTAGCTGGTCAATTACTTTGTTTTTTGCATCTATTGCTTGCTGTTTGTTTGTTATTGGTTGCGATGGATCTTTAGATAACGTATATTGTTTTTCAAGTTCTGCCATTAAATTTTTAATATTAAGTTTACCTTGAGCTCTTGCTAGTTGTTGTGCTTCTCTATCTTTAATATACTGAGGTGCTAGAGTTTGTACAGTTCTAACTACATTATCTGTGTTAATTTTTAAATTGGATGATCCTGCATTAAACGCAATAGCAGCTTGTTTGATAGCTTCTGGATCAAGTGTTTCTGCTTTCTTACCATTTAACGTACCTGTGCTGGACCATTCTTTAGACAATTCGTTGCCAATGTAATGTTCTTGTTGTGCTATATTAGCGATGCCTTGCCGTTGACCAGCAGCCATATGGCCATACTTGCTGTATGAGCCTTGTTGATCTTGAGGAACTCCAGCAGCATTTAGCACTTTGTTGGCAAAATATTCTGCGGTGTTGAGTGGTGCCTTTGCCACACCTTTGGCTTGATCAACCGCATAATTTACCACTGGTTTGGCTATATCAACTGCCGTGTTAACCACTGGCTTGACCACATAGTTTTTTACTCCTTTGAGTATGCCTTCATTTGTGTTGCGACGAAATATCTCATGTATCTGCATTTGTTCTTCTCACTGATCTAGCAAACTTTCCCGAGTCTCTGGTACGGATGGCATTTAGCAATTTGCGCTGTAGATTTTCAGCTTGGTCAGCTGGAAATTCTGTGTCAATTTGTTCTAGCAATCTGATGGCATTAGCAATAAGAGTAGCCGCACGGTTTTCAATTAACAGGCGGCGATCACGCTCGATGTACAAATCGTCTAATTCTTCTAATAAACTGCGAGTGCGTTTTTGCATCTGCTCAAGGGCCTTTGGATTATTTAGCGGATTTTGAGCATTAGTTTGTTTTGATTTTGCCCAACAACTGCTTGAGTTTGGCGCTTTGCACATCAGCTGTGACTTTGGGTGCTTCTAGATCAAAACCTTCCTTGGCTTGTGGTCGTTCCCAAGGCGCAGACTTGGCATCGTCTGCGGCGGCAGCATTAACTTGGCTTTTTGCTTTGATCGAGTCCATGATACTTGTACTGGGCTTTTTACTGAACCCGTTTTCGTTGTCATCTCCGCCTTCATCAGTAATACGCATGGTTTCAATGTTGTACTCCAAATCAATCTTTTGACCAACGCCGGTCGAGCTTCGTGACTTCATACACTGGATCTGATACTTGCCACGCTCTTTCATTGCACGACTTGTAAAGATACCAAACACATTATCTGCTGTGTTAATCTTTGAAATACCACCCGAAATGTGTGAGTGATCAAATTCAATTTCTTCCACAGCGGATCTGTTTAACTGACTTGCAGTTACCATTAGGATTCCTAGCTCTTTGGCCAAGTTGCGCAGTTCTTCTGACACATACTTGTCTTTCACAAACAAGTCATTGGGACTGACTTTGGCACTAACTGGCATGAGCAAGTCCAAGTAATCAATCATCACAAAGTCTACCCGCTTGCCTGTTTGAATTTGATACTCTTTTAAGTAAGCACGGATGTCGTTG